TTGTTTAAAATGGCGGTAATGGATGCAAGTCCTTTTGAATTTCTTAAAGCGTCAGCACAAACATTAAACGATGCGTTGGAAAAAAACTTTGGCAGTATAGAAAGATCAGCCGAAGCGATTGGTGAAGCCATAGTAGGTGTAACAGTTAAGACACTTCTATTTGGAGCAAAAGTAATTGATGCCTTTAGACCAACTTTTAAATTTATTGGTGATTCAATTACAAATTTGGCAAATACAGTAACAATGCTTCCAACACCTATACCCCAAATAGGATTGCTTGGCTTTTTAATGTTAGGAAAAAAAGGAAAAATTGGAGTCGCTGTAATTGCTTCTCAAATACAATTAATACAAGATTTAATTAAAACTACTTTAGAAGTGGCTAAAGCACCAACATCTTTAGGTATGTTTGCTCTTGTTCCAACTTTGACCTTGCAAGCAAGAAAAGCTGAAAAGGCTTTAGATGATTTAAAAGAAACAGCAGGGGAATTGAGTGCGCCTTTTGAAGAGGGTGCAAATGTCATGGAAATTATGGCAAGCAGAGGAAAAGTAGCTTTCAAAGAAGTGGGTTTAGTAATTGATGAAAACTCAGTTAAAGCAGGAAGTTCAGTAGAGGGGTTTTTAAAAATTATTGAAGTTATAGACTCTACAATGCAAGCGAATAAAAAATTAAAAGAAGAATCTGCACAAGCATCTATTGAAACAGATAAAGCGTCTAAAGCACGTTCAACAGCACTTGCAAAAGAAAAGAAACAGATAATGGACTTAGCAGATGCGATGCAAGGTGCTAAACAAGCGGTTTTAGATGCCCTAGACTTCCAAGATACAGGCTTATTTTCTAATTTCTCTAAGGGTTTCAAAGAGGTCGCAGACTCACAAAAAGAAATGTTTGCCCAAATGCGAGATATAGGCGCATCTACATTTGATAGACTCAAAACATCACTTACAGACTTTGTAATGACAGGTAAACTTAGTTTCGCTGATTTAGGAACTTTTGTTGTTCGGTCAATGGTAGAAATGTTTATAGGTGAAGCCATAAAGAACGCAATGAAAAGTTCTTTAGCTATGTTCAAGGCAGATTCCATCAAGAAAGCGTTTATAAGCTTATATGAGGGTGCTATGAAGACTTTTGCTTCTATACCATTCCCATTTAACATTGGTGCTGTAGGGGGTGCGTTAGCCTTTGGAGCAGGGATAATAAATAAGATAAAAGGCTTTGAAAAAGGTGGTAGACCGCCAGTAGGACAACCAAGCATTGTCGGTGAGAAAGGTGCAGAACTATTTGTACCAGATCAAGCAGGGACAGTAGTACCAAACGACAAGCTAGGCATGGGAAAACAGGTCACAGTAAACTTCAATATAAGCACAGTAGACGCTAGAGGGTTTAATGAATTATTGGTTAATAGTCGAGGAACAATCGTAAATATGATAAACAGTGCAGTAAATGAAAAAGGCAGAATGGCGATAATATGAGTGGAGCATTACCATTAACAAACTTTACAGCTATCAACATCAAGAGCAATCAAAAGACTCTTGTAAGTGATACCGATAGTGGAAAGACATTTAGGCGACAGGTGCAAGGTCAAAGATTTAGTTTTACTCTTTCGTATCCTCCCCTAACTAGATCAGACTTTGCACCTTTAATGGCATTTATAATGAAACAAAGAAACAGAAAAGAAGATTTTACTGTAACCTTCCCAACATTTCTAAACGCACAAGGCAACGAAACAGGCACTTTATTAGTCAATGGTTCACATTCGGTTGCAGATACCACAATAGCTATAGATGGGTTTGGTGCTGATGGTGCAGGTAGATTAAAGGCAGGGGATTTTATAAAGTTTGCTCACGACAAGGTGTATATGATTGTTGAAGATGTAACTAGCTCAAGCAATTCAGCCACAGTTACGATAGAACCACCATTAAGAGAAGCTCTAGCAGATGATAGTGCGGTAACCTATGATTCAATCCCTTTCAAGGTGCATTTAACTAGTGATGTCCAGGAGTTTGCAACAGGGCAAAATGACAAGGATGGAAACTTATTATTTAATTATGAGTTTGATGTAATAGAGAGTTTGTAAATGGCTAGAGGTTTAACAAGTGCGGTCAAAACAGAACTAGCTACAGGGAATATAAACCCAATATTACTAATCGAAATAGAATTTTCAACACCAGTATATTTAACCAATGCGAGCTTTGATATTACTTCAAGTGTTTCTGGCACTTCAAGAACATACGCATCAAATGGACATTTTAGAGGTATTACAGGCATAAGCGAAACAAATAAGCCTAGTAAGAACTCATTAGCACTTACTTTATCTGGTGTAGAGCAAACCTATGTAGCACTAGCACTTTCTGAAAACATCATAAATAAAGAGGTCTATGTCTACAGAGGATTTTTAGACGCAAACCAAGCGGTAATAGCTGACCCATTTCTATTATTTTTTGGAACTATTGATGAATTTAGAATAAAAGACACAACAACAAAAGCGACTTTAGTTTTAAACATAACGTCACATTGGGGAAACTTTAGCAAGACAAGCGGTCGAACAACTACAGACAACTCACAAAAAAGATTTTTTAGCGGTGACAAGGGCATGGAATTTTCGGCTTTATCTGTTAGAGATATTAAGTGGGGTAGAGAATGACTAGCGTACATTTATATCAAGCAGAACAAAAAGACTTTCAGAATGTCTATGATTTACTTATTGAGTTCAAAGAATTTGATCTAAAAGATGCACAGTTACCAGATGTAGATAAAGATAAGTTAACAACTTGTATCAATGTAATATTAAAAAAAGGTAAAATAATCCTAGCGAAAGACTTAGATAAAAAAGAGCTTATGGGGTTGTGTATGTTTCACAAGTCGGAATATTGGTTTAGTAAAGAGCAACTCATGAGCATTCATGTTCTTTATATCCGAAAAAGTTTTAGAAATTTTAAATTAGTAAAAACAATTATTGATTCTGTCAAAAACGTATCAGAGGGGTTACCTATAAATCTTTCTGTAACGTCTGGATTGCATATAGACCCAGTATTTGAAAAGTTAGGGTTTCAAAACATGGGTAGTAATTGGAGATTGCTATAAATGTGTGATTTAAGAGATATAGAACGTGGTATAGGCGATTTTATTGGCGATGTTGTTGGTTTTGTTGAAGACGTTGTAGAGGTTTTTGTAGACATTGTTCAAGAGGTTATTGGGTGGATTGTACCCCAACCAGAAATTCCAGATTTCGGTGACCAAGATGTAGAACAAAACGCAAAAGGGGTATTGCTCAATAAGTTTAGTGCAAACGCTCACATTCCTGTTGTATATGGCACAAGAAAAGTCGGTGGCAATGTCGTATTTCTAGAAACGTCTGGTGCTGATAATCAATATCTATATATGGCTATAATCCTAAGTGAGGGGGAAATAAACAGCGTAGATACCTTATTTGTAAATGACCAACAGGTTACGTTGTCAGGTGCTTTAACTGATGGAACACGCAGAACAGTAGCGAGTTCTGATACTAATTTCTATGATACTGAAAATTCTAATAGCTTAATCACAGTAGAAGCGTTTTTAGGTTCAGATACACAAACAGCATCATCTTTATTAGATCAAAGACAATCATGGACATCAAACCACAGACTAAGAGGTTTAGCTTATTTAGCACTAAAATTTGAGTGGAATGCTGATAAGTTCGGTTCACTGCCTACTGTTCAAGCCATAATAAAAGGGAAAAAGGTTTATAACCCTAACTTAGACACAACAGTTACAGGCGGTAGTGGTAGCCACAGAAAAGACACAAGTTCAACGTGGGAATATTCCGACAATCCAATATTACAGCTATTAGACTATCTGAGAAACGATAGGTTCGGCATGGGTATCACTAACAGCTACTTTGACAGTAATTTTGCAGATTGGCAGACAGCAAGTGATGTATGTGACACAAATATCACACCTTTTAGCGGTGCAAGTCAGATAGATTTGATGGATAGTCATATGGTTGTTGATACATCAAAGAAAGCCATTGATAACGTAAAAGAATTTGTAAAGGGTTCACGTTCCTATCTAAATTTCTCTGGTGGTAAATACAATATATTAGTCGAGGATACAGGCACAGCGTCTATAAGCCTTACAGAGGACAATATTATAGGTGGTATTCAGATAAGCAGTAAAAACAAGAACTCACGCTATAACAGGGTCATTGTAAACTTTATAAACCCAAATAAAAACTATCAAGCTGACTCTGCACAATTTCCACCAGTAGATGAAACAGGTTTAGCTTCAGCCGATACTTTCGATACCATGAAAGCAGATGATGGGGGGATATTGCTAGAGGGTCGTTTTGACTTCCCCATGTTAACAAATGTGCATCAAGCTCAAGAAATGGCAGAAATAATCCTTAGAAGATCACGAAGTAGCTTAGATGTTTCACTAAAAGCAGATGCAACAGCACTAGACTTATCAATAGGCGATTTGGTCAATATAACCCATGCAACCCCTGCTTTTTCTGCAAAACCCTTTAGAGTACAAGGATTAAGCATAGGTGCAGACCATACGATAAGCCTACAGTGTTCAGAGCATCAAGATAGCTTTTATGCTTTTGGTCTACAGTTAGCACCGCCAGAAATACCAGATACGACACTTCCCAACCCCTTTAATGTGCAAGCACCCACAATAACAGTAAGTGATGAGCTAAGAGTATTAAACGAAGAAGCCATAAGTGTTTTAGTGGTTGAAGCAACGTCTTCTGACTTATTCACCACAGATTTTGAAGTACAAGCCAAAAAAACCACAGATACAAATTATATAAACATGGGTAAAGCTAGTGGTCGTAGATTTGAGCTAATAAATGTTG